TTCCTTGACGCGGTAGCCGTATCTGCTAGCCGTACGCGGGCAACGCTAGCCGCTAGCGGCGGCGGTACCTACGGGGCGGGGCGTGCGATTGATGAGGCGTTATCGCAACGCCGCACGGCTAGCCGATTCTAGGGGTATACAATCCCCCCGCGAGGGGGTAGGGTATAGGGGGCGGGGGAGATACCCCCGCCCCGATAGGATAGGGGGAGATTATGGCAGGGGTAAGGATGGCAAGCATAGACACCTGCGAGGGGTGTAGACAATACTACGCGGAGTGCGTATGCGGTACGGAGTACGCGCCGCATAAGTGCGCCGCCGAGGGTTGCGCGGCGATTCTATACTACCCCGATGAGGGGACGGCGTGCGAGGCGCATACCTGCGCGGCGTGCGGGGCGATTGTCGCAACGCTAGACGCTTGGCCCCTCCCGTGGCGGGATGAGGGCGGGGCATACCTAGACGATACCGCTACGGCGTGCCGCCCCTGCTATACGGGCGCGGAGGGGCGCGGTGAGATGACGCTACTACTCGCGGAGTATAAGCGGCGCGGGTAGCCGCTACGGGGGGCGGGTGTATAGCCCGCCCCCTATTGACACCCGCCCCGCGAGGGGGTAGGGTATGGCGTAGGGCGGGAGAATCCCGCCAGAATGGGGGGATGGTATGAGCGCAACAGATAAGTTTCTCATCTTCGCGGCGGTTGTTATCGGCGCGGGGGCGGGTCAACACTTCGCGGGTATCGCGGGGGCGGTTGTTGGCGCGTTTGCGGGGCTAGGGGTTTTGGTTGTGGTTTACGGCGTAGCCGATGAGATCAACACCAGACTGGCAGAACACTACGCGGGAAAGTAGCACGATGGCGGGGGGCGGCTATCGCCGCCCCCTAGCCCATAGCATAGGGGGAGATTATGGAGAAGCAGATAGAAGCACAAGCACGAGAAGCGGCTAACCGTTGGTTGGTAGCGCGGCGGGATGGCGTAGAAGCCGCCGCCGTTGATGCTATCCGCGCAGAAGCGGCAACGCTACCGCCGCAATGGCGGCGCGTATTCTTGGAGCGCGTAGCCTATTCTGCGCTCTTGCCAATGAGTAGGTTGGCGGCGTAAAGTATACGGCGGGGGGCGGCAGATAGCCGCCCCCTAGCCAATAGTTAGTTAGGGGGAGATTATGGCGTACAGGTACACGATGGCAGACCTCAACGGCGCGGTGCGGGGACTCAACCGCATAGCGGGATTCTCCGAGGCGGAGGCAGACGCGCCGCTATGGACGCGGGGCGAGGATGGGCAGAATAGGGCGATGGTTGGACGCTACACCCTAGCAGGGGCGTATGGCGGCTACCAGTTGCAGCAGATCGTCAACGAGGGCGGCGGGGTGCGTAGCATCACGAGCGGCTACGGCACGAAGCGGGAGGTGTATCACCTCATCCACGCCTACCGCGAGGGGATGGCGGCGGGGCGCGGTGATGACCGCTACACCCTAGAAGCGTTGCGGGCTAGCATCCCCGCCTACCGCGCCGAGCGTGCGGCGTACGCGGAGAGGGTGGCGGATAATGCGTAGAGAATACACGGACGAGGACTATCGCATCATTTTGCTCGCGGTGATTATCGCGGCGGCGGTGTTGCTATCTGGTCTGGGCGTGGAGGCTCTTTGATCGCCGCGCTCGCGCTCTCGGTGGTGTTGGCGGCTACGCCCGCCGCACCTACCGACCGCGCTACTTGGTATGGCGCACGATGCCCTGCGGGGGTGTCGTTCTTGGGGCGTACCGATACCTGCTCGCCCTATGTTGCGAAGCGCAACGGCGGGCGGGGCGGGGAGCGTTGGCTATACGGCGCAACGGCGTGGTTCAGGTATGGGATGAAGCCCGTTGCGGTGATTGTGAGGAGTAAGAAGACAGGCAAGGAGGTGCGGGTCATTGTGAGGGATTACTGCCGAGCGTGCGATCAGGGAAGGGTGTTGATTGACCTCAGCCCTATGGCGTTCTTGGCGTTAGGCTTGACACTTGGCGAAGGTGTCGCTAAGGTAAGCGTGCGCTACTTGGGCGCACGATAGTAGAGAAGGGGGGAGTTATGGCATACGAGAAAGAGGACGGCACACGAGTAGAGAGTGGTGAGTGGGATGTGTTCGTGGTGTATGAGTTCATCGTGGTAAGCGATGACGGCATCGTCTACGAGGCTCACGATACGGCAGACGAATCTCGCCAAGCGGCTCGTGCGTGGCTCATTGAGGAGATGGGCGGGACGGACTTTGAGGTTTCCGAGGTGGACGCGATGACAGATGAGCAGGTTGAGGATGCCATCCTTGACTATGATCACATTAGTTTTAGAGATGTGGCACACCGCCGCATCCTATTTGGATAGGGGGAGATGATGGGGTACTATGTAAGCGGAAGCGGTAATGTACGGATCAAGAAGGATGATCTCGGTAAGGCGTACGAGGCGATGATGGCACTCCAAGAGCGCACCGACCTGATGGGGGGAGGTTCGTATAGCGCAGAGAGAACAACGAAGTTCTTTGCGTGGATGCCAGAAGACTTGCGTACCATCCCGAACGCGAAGGAGGTCTTCCTAACGTTAGGGTTTGAGGTTCAGGACGAAGATGATGGTGGCATCCTCATCTTCGCCTACGACTCCAAGATTGGGGACGAGAAGTGGTTCTTTTCCGCTGCCGCCCCGTATCTATCGGGAGAGTTTGAGTGGACGGGCGAGGACGGGGAAAAGTGGAAGTGGATGTTTGAGGATGGCAAGATGATTGAGTGGACAGGGGTCAATGTGAACTATCAGTTTGATGAGGAGGTGAAACTATGAGCAAGTACGGACGGGAACTATCGGAATCGTATCTGTTCCGCTATCTGGCGGCAGAGAGCAAGCGCAGGAAGGCGCAGCAGTTCTGGTGGCGTGCGACTATCGCCTTCACCCTGCTATCTATCTTCCTGCTTGGGTTTAGTGTGGGGAGGTTGTCGGTATGATGCCAGAGGACGAGGGGTATAAGCCCTGCGGAAACTGCGGGGACGAGTTCAGTGAAACGATTGAGTGGAGCGGCAAACCGCTATGCGAGGAGTGCTATAACGAGTGGCATTGTGGTTGCGATCTATGTGTGAAAGCAGCAATAAAGGAGGTGCTATGAGCGCAAGCGCAGAGGTGTATCTCACGATCACGGCGGACAAGGATAAGAGTCCGAACAGGTACCCAGAGATCGTAGACAAGTGGTTGTCGGGTGCGGGGTTCTTCATTAGCGGTGAGAACTACCGCCGCTCGTCGCTACAATCAGGGGACATTTACGAGGTGCGAGGATACAGCGTGTCCTACGATGTGTTCCACCAAGAGTGGTGCGCCTCGCTCGTCAAGGAGTTGCGATTCTTGGATAAGGAGTTGGATGTAGAAGTGTTTGTCTACAACCTAGACAGGGAGGCAGACGCTTCGTATAGCACGAGCGACATCCCAGATGACTACGACAAGGAGGACGAAGATGAGCGTAATGTATAGCAACTGCGAGTGCGGAGAAGAAGGAGTGTGGTTCGCGGACAACAACGCGAGCGGCGAGATTGAGTGGTATTGCGCCGAGTGCGAGGACAACCGCTCAATGAAGTATGGATGCGCGATGGTTGTATCCGAAGGTGCGATGTGCCAAGACGGAGCGTGTGGATGTGATGGAAGGGGGGTATACAAATGAGTAGGCTATTGGTGATTGAGGTTCTTAGCGGTTCAGTGGTCGGCGTATCGTTTGATACGGGCGAGCAGTTGGATGTGTCGGTGGCGGTCGTAGACCACAACGATAAGCGGGTGTACCGCATTGGCGAGGCTGCCGATGGAGGCGGGGAGGAGATTCTTGACTCCGTGAAGAAGCAGGATTGTGATGACGGGTATGCGTGCGATTCGCACCAGTACACCGATGAAGATGATGAGGTGGAGAAGTGAGTGAGGACTATGGTCTAGCCGTATCTTCCTGCTGCTATTGCGGGGAGTATGTGGTTGAGGGTATGGACAACGCACGAGATACAGACGAAGGTCTGGCGCATACTTGGTGCGACGATAAGTATAACGAGGAGGCGAAGGCAGATGCCTTCACTTGGAGCCTAGAAGATGCCGCGATTGAGGCGGCGAGAAATAAGGAGGAGGGACGATGAAGACCGAGGAGTTCTATTGTTGGGATTGCGGTACGCAGTTTGAGGCAGAGGCATACCAACCCAATAAGAGTTGGACGCGCACCTGCCCGAACGCGGCGCAGCATAGCAACAGGCTGACCATTGAGGCGGCGGTGCGCCTGATCAAGAAGTCAATGGGAAAGTTCTTCACCATCGCCTTCACCAAGCGAACGACGGGCGAGCGACGGGTGATGACCTGCCGCCTCGGCGTACACAAGCACCTGAAGGGTGGAAAGAAGGCATACGACCCTGAGAAGTTGGGACTGATGATCGTATGGGAGCCGAAGTCGGCAGAGTACAAGTCAATCCCGACAGATGCCATCACCGAACTACGCTTCGGTGGTAGGAAGTATCAAGTGGTCAAGTGAAAGAGTTTATGACGGACTTCGCCAAACTTATGGTGATCATCTTCCTAATGGGCGTTGCTGCGGCTGGCTCATAGTGAAGGATGTGGATTTCAGGTACATCCTTGCCGCCAAAGTGGTGGACAAGGAGATGAGTTGCCAAGACGATCATTGGAACGACGGGATGGACACGCGACCAGATGTGGCGTGGCAAGGCAGATTCCACGAGGCTAACGACCTCGTGGAGTTCTGCGGCAGACCATACCTGAGTGATCGTGATGCGTGGATCAGGGCGTATGTTGAGGCATCCGAGGAGGTAATGGAACTACGGCGCAGCGGACACGCTCGCGCTCGTGGTATACTTGACCTCCCCAACGAGATGGCGTACACCTGCGATGACTGCCGCCTGTGGGGATTCGTTGGACACATAGACAAGCGCGATCCCTTCTCTGAGGAGGAGCGGGCTGGTGCGGTGTTCTCCGCTACGACCTGCGACCCAGATGCCGTACACAAGACCTTTGGCAAGCCCTTTGACCCTAACTCGGCGTGGGACAGGGAGGATGATTCTCCCAGCCCCTCCGAAGTCGTACGCGGACAGGACAAGAGATACAGGAACAAGCGCAAGGCAGCGGAGTATTCGTTCTATTACCGATTGAAGAAGAAGGAGGGGAATCGTGAGACAACCACCTCGTAGCCTAGAGGCCGAGTCAGGGCTGATCGGGTCAGTCCTCATTGACGATGAGGCGTACTCGTACGCGAGTGAGATTGCCCCCGACGACTTCTCTACGGCGCAGCACAGGGCAGTATGGCGTGCCATCACCGAGATTGCCAAGCGTGGCGACGTGATGGACATCGTGTCGGTTGGCGACGAACTGGCTCGGCAGGGACTCATTGACGAGGCGGGCGGGTACTCCTCGCTCTCTGGGTTTATGGCATCCACGCCGACGAGTGCCAACGCGAAGTCGTATGCCGACTCGGTACGGACGAAGGCGACCTTGCGCCGCCTCATCACCGCAGCCTCTCGCGTTGCGGAGATTGCCTACGAAGACCCTGCTGACTCCGACGAGGCGCTGGACAGGGCAGAGGCAGAGATTTACAAGGTGGCACGCACCCTCAAGAAGTCCGACTTCACCGAGATGCGTGGTCTTATTGACGATGCGATCAGTCGGTTGGACTGGACTCGGCACAACCGAGGGTCGGCAGAAGGCGTTGGTTCTGGGCTTGGCACACTTGACCAGATGACTGGCGGGTGGCAGAAGTCTGACCTCACCATCCTTGCTGCTCGTCCTTCGGTCGGCAAGACCTCGCTTGCCTTGAACATTGCGCAGCACGCTGCCATCCACGAGAAGAAGCGGGTGGCGGTGTTCTCGCTGGAGATGAGCAAGGATCAGTTGGCGACCCGTCTGATGGCGGGCGTGTCTGGCGTGGACATCTTCCGCATCAGGCGTGGCGATGTGGAGGGGATGAACCTAGCCCGCATCGCAGCATCGGTACACAAGTTGGAGGCGGCGAGCATCTTCATTGACGACTCGCCCGTAGCATCGCCCGTAGACCTACGCTCTAAGGCGCGTCGGCTATCTGCGGACGGCGGGCTTGACCTCATCATCGTGGACTACCTCCAACTGATGATGCCAACCAAGCAGACCAAGGAAGGCAATAGGGTGGTCGAGACGAGCGACATCAGCCGAGGGCTAAAGGCGATGGCGCGGGAGCTGAACGTTCCCGTCATCGCGCTGTCGCAGTTGTCTCGTGCTGCCGAGCATAGAGAAGGAGGCCAACCACGACTGGCTGACCTCCGAGACTCTGGTGCGATTGAGCAGGACGCTGACCTTGTGATGCTACTATGGCGACCCAACGGACAGGAACACGGGCAAGCAACCGAGAAGATCAAGTTGTCCCTAGCGAAGCATCGCAATGGACCGACGGGTGAGATTGACTTGACGTTCGTCAAGGCTACGACCACCTTTACGGAGGAAGTATGAGCGAGACATTGGTAGCCGACGGGTTTGACGAAGCGATCATCGGGATCGGTCGTCAGTTCAATAAGAACCTGGTGATCTACGATGAGGACAAGTGCATCCAGATACTGATGGAGCGCGACGGGATGACGGACGAGGAGGCGATTGAGTTCTTTGAGTTCAACGTTGTCGGCGCATACGTCGGTGAGTACACGCCAATCTATGTGCGTCTCGGCACGACGTTAGAAGATGTGCTAGACTAACTCCGACGGGCGGTCCCCCTGCCCGACTACTGAACCCCTGCTGGCTCCTCCCAGCAGGGGTTCATTCTTTTGCGCAGGCTGGACAGACACCGAAGTACGTACCATCGTGGTCGTGGATGGCGGAGAGTGGAGTGTCTGAAGGAATCTCACGACCGATCAGCGTGTCGTAGACAATGCCGTTATCCCGACACCACTGGCGCAGGGACTTACCCTCTTTCTTCGCGGCCTCGCGGAAGAGTTCCCGAACCTTCTGATCTTCGTCCGTCATTGCGGATCAACTCCAATGCTAGGTATACACCGAGAGCGACGAACTGACGTTCGCCGTGGCTAAGTAGGGGTAGGACACCACCAAGGGTGGAAACGTGGCTCTCCGTGGCTCCTAGACCCTCTAGAAGCGATTCTACGGAAGCTTCTAGGGGGTCTTTATTAGTACTCAACCCCATCGCCAGGGTCGTAGTCCAACTCCAAGTTAGACCACTCGCTCTCGATGAGGGAGACAAGGATGAGGCAGTAGTTGGCGGCATCCATCAGGGCATCGCGCACCGACGGGTGCTGAAGCTCCTTCAGGGAATCCTGCGAGAGGACGACGCGACCCTTGATGAACTCACCGCTCAACGCCTTCTTGATGCGGCTCATCTTGTCGTCGCTCATCCGAGAGAACACACCTGGGATACCGAGGGACTCGATGTTGGCTGGGCCATACTGCGCCTGACGCTGGACAAGGATGTCCCGCGCCTCGTCGTAGAGTCCTTGGAAGTACTGCTCAAAGTCCTTCGGTGTGTTCCTCATAGAGCCTTTCCAGCCAGCGGGCTTTTGATTCTCCGACGATGAACCACGCGACGGCGACCTTCTTGCCGCAGGCTTCGCACTTGAATAGCCTGAGCGTATACTCTCTAAGTGTATACGGAGCATCTCGTGTTGCCTTGAGTCTTCCTTTGCACCGATTACACGCGAGTCCAAGTTTCACTTCTTCCGTTCTGCTGCGAGGATTGCCACCAGCGCGGCAGCAATGGCACCAAAGGGCAGCGGAGCGAAGGCAGCAAAGGCAGCCGCCGCACCGTAGAGCAGCGTCCCTCTGGACTGCTGCGTAGCCACTGGTGCCGTGATGATTTGTCGGATGGTTGACGGAACGATCTGCTCGTTCTCCTCGTTAGGTTGCGTAGCCAAAGTCCACCTCCTTGATGATCGAGTTGGCAGCATAGGCGGCCAACTGCTCCTTGTTCGGTTGCCCATCTAGCCCGTCTAGGATGAGCTTGTAGATGTGAAGCCATACCTGCGACACCACAATGGCATCAGGCTTGCGCTTCTTGGATGGGATGCTCACTCTTCCTCGATCCTGTCTCGGAGAATGTCGTCGCCAGCACGCTTCCAGTTGGCAAGGTTCTCCGAGGTGCCGTCAGTCTTGATGGACTGAGCAGCCTTGTCCTTGTCGCTGATGATGAGCTGCGCCTTGATCTTTTCTAGGTCCCTCTCGATGTCTGCTAGACCGACATACGAGATGCCGACTTCGTGTTCTGCTCGGTAGACATCGGTCGTGGCATAGGTCACGGTCGTGTCCTCAAGAGCGAGGAAGCCCCGACCCCACCACCACGGGGCGTAGAAAACCTTACCGTCTCCAGCCTCCATCGTTTCGGAGATGACCTTGCCGTAGAGAATAGATGATGGGTCAAGGTTGACCGCATAGACGATGGCCTTGCCGCTGGCAACCCACATCGCCTTGTCCATCAGTCGCTGGGCGTGGATGCCACGGAAGGTTCCGCCGATGCTCCACGACATATTGATCTGGCTGAATCCGAAGCCCTTCAGTACTTCGCTGAAGTATCCTCGGCTGTCCTTGTAGACATTCGCCTGCATAATCTTTGGTTCAACGCTCACCTTGATCCTCCTTACCATAGTGCTGTACGAAGTCGTCGAAGTCTATCACTGCCAAGGCACGCCGACGTGTACCTGCTCCTGGCGAATCTCCAACCACAAGGACTGCCAACTGGTCAGCCTTTGGGTTAAGTTCTCTTAACCATTTGTCTAGGCGTTCTGGGTAGGACAGCCCGACCTTGCACTGGATCACGAAGTACCCAGCCTCTACGTCGTTCTTCCCTCCGAACATCCCTGTCCGCTTGCCATTGAGGCGAGCGGCGACCTCCCTCTCGAACGAGTTGCCTCGCTGCCTAGCACGCTTGCCACGAGACGAACGCTCGGCGTTCACCTCTTGGATCGCTAGGTCTTTCATCTTACCCACGCTTGACCCTCGCTAACTGGACAGTGCGCCTGCCCACATCTACCCTGTCGCCAAGCTCAACAAGCCCAGCGGCAATCAACTCTTTGTTGAGGACTCGGTTCTCAATGGTTTCACGAAGGAAGAACCATCCTTCTGGCGCAGTCCCGCTATCATAGCGTACCGACAGGCCAGCCCAGATCCTCCCGTATCTGCCGTCAAGGAGATAGCAGATGTCTCCGTTCTGGACAATGTCCAGATCATCATCGATCATCCGCGCACCGCGAGTTATTTCGTATCTAAGCATTTTCTATGTACCCAGTGCCATTCGGTGCTTCTCCTTGCGCCAATGAACTCAATAGACTGTACGCAGTAAGATTCTGCCTGCTTCTCAATGGCAGTGGCGCACTTGATGCAGGGGCGCACCGTCCACTTGGGGGGTACGCTCTTGCCACCCTTTTGAGCTTTTACCCCAGCCACATAGACTCCATCGTCTTCTGGGCCTGCTCAGATTCGTAGAGCCGAATGGTGACGGAGTTCGCGGAGTCGTCCATAAACACCGCCACCACTCGACAGAGTTCCCGTGGGTCTACCTTGCAGAACTGGCAGCCACCGTCGTGCCGACCCTGGGACTTGAACGTAGAGATGCGTGCCAGTGCGCAGCTTGCGGCTGCTACTGCGTCCTCTGGCGTGGTAATCATTCCCTTGGTTCCATTGGTGTCCAGATGAGTGGCGATGCGTCGCGCACCGTCACGTCTTCATACGCCTTGCCCTCGTACTCTCGCACGTTGCGGGACTCGCCCGTGACGTGGATGTTCGGACGCTTCTCGCCTGGGTTCTTCGTCTTGGCTTCGGATACCTTGTAGTAGATCTTGTACATATGCTCCTGCGTCTTCTTGTCAAAGACGGTGAGCGTTAGGTACACATACTTCGCAGCAGGCTCGGCACCGCGTGTCTCCTTGTCGGCTGCCTTCCACTGCTGGTACTCATTGGTGGATCGGGAGGCGAAGAACTCAAAGGCCTTCGTGCCAGTCTTGAACTCCTTCTCCTTTGGCTCCTTCTTATCGGAGAGCCATACGTCGTATGCTACCTGTGGACCTCGTGCAAATTCTGCCATCTTAGAACTCCAAATCATTCAGGTCGGGCTTCTTGGCTGGGGCAGGAGCGACCTTCTCCGTATCCCCGAAGATCTTCTTCGCCGCCTCGCCCACGCGATCCGTGGATAGGTCAGCCTCTGGATCATCACCCGTTGGGATGAGGAACCCTGTGAGCAGCGCATACTTCAGTGCGCCAGTCGCAGCCTTATATGCCGCCTTGTCGCCTGAGTCTGCGCCTGTGCCGACCGACTGGAACGAGATGGTCTCACCCGAATCACCATCGGTGAGTGTCCACGTGAAGCGGAGCGTAAGCAACGCCTGCTTGCCGCTTGGTGTCAGACCCTCGCTGATGACATCGATCTGTGTCGGTGTCATTGAGACATTGAACTTCACGAGCTGCTCGCGCACCTTGTCGGCAACTGCCGATGCCTGCACGAACTTGTATCCCTGTGCTGAGTTAGTTCCTGTCTTCGCTACATACCCGACCGCTTCCATTACCTTGGCAATCTTAGCGGCGAGTTTGACTGGCTGCGTCATCCTCTACACTCCTTCAACCATTGGCAGCCCTTGCAGGGCCACTCCGCCTTCATATCCTTCCCCCTTCGGGACGGCAAGCGAGGCGGTTTCCGCTTGCCGTAGTATTGTAGCACACGAAGGACGCGGAGGGCGCGGTCTCGCCACGCTCGGTCTAGCCTGAACTCAAGGAGCTTGAAGTCTTCGGCGGCGGCATAGATGACTCGTGCCTCGACTGGCTCGCCCAACTCCTTCTCAAGGATGTAGGCATAGACCGAGGCCTGGACTGCGTGTTCGGGCTTGACCTCGCGGATATACTGCATCCCTCGGTTGGTCGTGGACTTATACTCCCAGACCTCCCGCCTGCCGTCAGGCCACTTGACCAGCGCGTCCACGTTGCCAGAGAAGTCAAACTCTGGGAGCAGGACTGGCACCTCTTCTTGGAACTCCAGCAGTTCGCCAGCAGCAAGGGCATCCTTGCCCGCCTTGTTCAGCACCTCAGCAACGGCGTGACCGCGCTCGAAGATGCGGTAGAGGTTGTCAGGGAACGGGTTGCTCGGCTCCACCTTTTCGGCGGCGTACCACTGCTGGCGCACGCAGGCACCGAGCAGCGAGCCACGCCATCGGGCAACAGCAGGGCGACCGATCACCGCCTTGCGGGCGAGGTATCCGTCAAGGATGCCAGAGAAGTTGCTCACTCAAGTCCTTCTTTGTAGATCTCCGTGCGCGTGCGGAGGTTGCCGCCGTAGGCAAGCAGCGCCTGCTCCACGTCAAGGATCTCCGCTGGGTTGCTGGTCTTCGCCAACTCGCCATCGCGGATCTCAAAGTGGTAGAGCAGCCGACCGTTGTCCATCCAGTAGTCGCGCTTGTCGCCGTCGCTACCAGTGTATGGTGAGACCTCGGCACCAGTTGCGTTGCCGATGCGATCAGCCAACTGCGTGACCGTGACGTTCTCTGAGCAAGCGTTGTAGATTCCCTGCACCGACGGCAGGATTGCAGCGAGCGAGATGATCCAGCCAGCGTCGTCCACGTTGAGGATCGGGCGCTTGGCCTCCGACTGTGGGTGGATGTGCTTCTTGTGGATCGCCTCCCACGTGAAGGCATTGACCACTAGGTCGCGGCGCATATTCGGTGAGACACCCCACAGGGTGCCGAGGCGCAGCGATACCCACGAGCGGTCCTGCTGCTTGAGCCACTCGTCCATCCTTACCTTACTCTTAGAGTAGGCAGTCAGCGGATCGGTCTCGGTATCTTCCTTGGCAATGTCGCCGTTGGCACCGTACACCGAAGCCGACGAGATGTAGACAAAGCGTCCGTTCGGATTGCGCGACCAGAACTCATCTGCCTTGAGCTTCGGCAACTCGTAGTTAGACCAGTAGGTATCGAACTCATCAAGGTTCCCCATATGGTCGTTGCTCACCGCAGCGAGCCAGACAATCACGTCGTAGGAGCCGAGCGTGTCAATGTCAATGAAGCGGGCGTTCTTGCCTGTGCGCTCTGAGTGAGGCAAGTGTTCTGCGTTCAGACCACGGATGCTCTCGTCGTACCACGACTCGTCAATGCCGTGAACCTGTGCGCCTGAGTGCTTAAGATGCTTAACGACAAGGGGGCCGATGAAGCCACGATGTCCGACCACTAATACTTTCATCGTTTGATCCTTCCTTCTGCTATGTCGCCACTAAGGTATTCCTGCATTGCTTCAGCCCACGTTCGGAAACGCGGGAGTCGTGTGTTGATGAGTGCGCCGTTCTGTGGGCGCGTCTTGTCCCAGCGCATTGAGCCTGAGATCTTTCCCTTGACCTTGCGGAGGGAGCGAGCCATACGCCCGAACTCCAACCAGTTGGTCTTGCCCTGATTGACGAGGTGGTAGATTCCATTGGACGGCTCGACCGCCAGCCTGACCATCTGTTCTGCCACGTCAGGCAGGTAGGTCGGGCTGAAGAACTGGTCGGTTGGCAAGTCCAGCGGCCTGTTGTGGGAGACGATCATATCCACAAAGCTTGGCTTCATTGGCGAAGGGTAGAGACCCCAAGGGCTGCTGATGCGAGCGACCACTCCGCCCCGCTTCAGGACTTCCTTCTCGCCATCCAACTTGGTCTGCCCATAGATGCTCAACGCACCACGGCTAACCGCCTCTTCGTTCAGCGGTCGGTCTTCCTCGTTGGTGTCAAACACATAGTCCGTTGACACATAGAGTTGACGCACCGTGTCTCCGATGATTGACGGCAAGAAGACGTTGGCACTTACTGCGTCCGTTGGGTTCTTGTCGCAAAGGTTAATATCTCTTAATGCAGCGCAGTTGATGACCGATGTAATGTCGTCATCCCTGAGTTGCTGCGGGAGAGAGGAAATGTCGTACCAAACAAAAATGCTTGCATCAGCACTGGGCTGAGGCAAGCGTGTGTATACCTTATAGCGCAGGTTGCGACGCTGCAACTCTGCGATGACGTGTTGAGCTACCTGTCCCGACCCGATGACTCCGACCACTTGACCCTCCTGTATTTCGTTATGCTACTTTAGCACACTCTTAGGCGCGTAGCGTTTGCCGCGCCACACAAGTTCTGTTCCTGTCCACGAAGCGAAGTCAGGCTGCCACTGGCCAGCCTCTTCACCCCATAGTTCTATCACCGCAAAGCCAGCCGACCAGCGGCTGACCTGGTGCTGGGCGAGGTAGCCCAGTTCGGTGCGTCGGCACATCATCCCCGTGGAGATGGCGGCGGTGCGCTTGGCATCTAGACCAGCGAATCCTCCGATGGTCTCAAAGGCAACGCCCTGTGAGTGGTCGTGTCCTCCAACGACGGAGACTCCCGATGCCTTGACGATTGGCATAATGCTTGCCCCGCCGCCAGTCGAGCGCGAGTAGGTTCCGTGCGTGGCGATGAGGTCTGGTGCGATCTGGTAGTACGAGCGCAGATGCTCTGGCCCGCTGTAGGATACGCCTTCGTCTAGGCACGGCTGAATGTCCAACGCCTCAAGGCGCAGGAGGTTGGCAAGTGAAAGGATCTCGCGCCCGTCGGCATCCGTAAGTCCGACAAGATCAGGAGCCTTTTTCGCTAACCACTTGGAGAGGCGAGCCTCGTGGTTGCCGTAGAGGAAGAGGATCTGCGCCTCTGGACCAGCCGATGCGCGGATCTCTGCGAGACGACGATGCGTGTGCGCAAGCTCTTCTTGGACTGGCATCCCTAGACGCGGGTCCTTGTCGTAGGCGCTGACCGCTGTGAGGTCAAGGATGTCGCCTGTGAGAACAATGCGGTCTGGTCGCTCTGCTGCAAGGAACGTAAGGAACGAAGAGTAAACCTCTGGGTCCTCAAAAGGAAACTGGAAGTCACCTGCTGCGACCACCAGTTCATTCGTCGTTTCCCTTCGCTCTCCGATTCTCTGAACGTAATCCAAATGCACAACATCAACAGGTGTGATATAGTCCTCAGACGCTGGGGGGGTAGGGGGGGTTAAATCTTTCTTAACGAGTCCCCCTTCA